AACTTGATCAGGGCCATGGTCTTGGTGTTTTCCAGATCCATGGCCTTCAGGTCCAGCTGGTGCTGCATCTCCACCAGCGACACCGGGGCGGCCTGGGCGGGCAGCAGGGGCGGCACGGCGGCCGCCGGCTGCGGCTTGGCGGGGTTGGTCTCGCACGCGGAGAGGGCCAGCGTAGTGAGGGCGACGAGCGCGAGGCGGGATGCGAAGGTGCTGACACGGTTCATTGGGGTTGCTCCTGGAGGGTTTTCGAAAACTGGGTGAGAGAGCGGTCGAGATCGGTGGGCGTTGACCACGCGGCGCCTGGCTGCTGTTGCGCCGGCTGGCTGGCCGTTGTGTGACTGGCGGCTGCGGGGCGTGGGGTCGAACGGTTGCTGGCTTGCCGCTGATCCTCAAGCGCTGCCACCTGGTCGCTCAGCTCGGCCACCTGGTCATCGAGCGTGTCGATGCGGTCCACGAGCTCGGCCAACGGATTGATCCGCACCGCGGCGGGCTGCACGGCGCTGGGTCTTTGCGCCAGGTCAGGTGCATCGCTGCAGGTGTTGAGCAGCACGACCGCGAGCACGACAGCTGCCAGCGCGACCCAGGCCAAGGCCGTCGCTGCGGACCAGTTGGCGGTTTTGCGCCAGGCAAAGACCTTGGCGCGCAGGGCTTCCCACGCCCTGCCGCTGCGCTGCCACAGCGCGGTCAGCGCAGCGCGGGCGAAGGCGGACGACGCCGCCGCAGAATGAGTAGATGGATCGCTCATCGCAGCTCCTTTAAAAAGCATCGGTGGTGAGGAACCGGAAGACCGGCAGGAAGTACTCGTCGGGCGTTTGCTCGCCGTCAGCCAGGAGCCAGACCGGCGTGGCCTCGAAGCCACCCTGCTCGTGATCGAACATGACCTGGCGCGATACGCCACGCAGCACCAGCGTCAGCTTGATGCCCGGCAGTGCCGCCCACAGCTCAAGCGACTCGCACAGAGATCGCGTGATCCACGCCTTGGAATCCACGCCATCGAGCGTGATCTGGCGGCCAGCCAAGCGCACGCCCACGTGCACCAGCAACGCGCCGGTGGTGCCGGGTCCGGTGACTTGCTTGACGGGAGATTGGCCGAACTCATCCAGCCAGATGAGCCGATCACCCAGGTGAGCGGTGGTGCCGTTGTAGGTGAGGGTGATCATCTCGACGATCTCCCGGCCACGGTTTCCAGTTCTTTCAGCATTGCGGCGGCTGCGGCCGCGTCGTCGGCACTGGCGGCCTTGAAGGATCGTTTTCGACCACCACCCAAATCGACCGTGACGTTGTGAGTGGTGCTGTTTCCGCCGCCCTGGCCGCTGCTTCCACCCCCGCCCACGGCCGTGTTCGCCAACTGCTGCTCCAACTGCTGACGCACGGCGCGCCACTTCGCGCGATCGGCCATACCCGACAAGGAGAAGCCGCCCGGGTTCATGCGATCCACATCCCGGTCGATCTGCTCGTTTTGCTCCAGGGCCGCGATCGCCGCGCGGATGTCAGCGTTGTCAGCCTCGGTCAGTGCGCCGCGCTTGAGCTTGGCTTCGAGCTCGAACAGCAAGGAGTTGTCCACGGCGTTCTGACCGGCCAGGCGCTCTTCGCGTGTATTGCCCGTGACGCTGCCGCCAGCTGGCTTGCCATACTTATCCGCGCCCAGCGGGCTGGCGTACAGGTCCCGCTGCCGCTGCAGCGCTGCCGTGGCCGCATCGGTGGACTGAGCCAGTCGACCCTGTGCGCCGGAGAGCCCATCCAGCGACCCACGATAGCCATCGGCCGCGCCGCCGCCGTACCGGAACAGGTCGAGCTGCTTCTTGAGCAGCTCTGTGCTCTTGCCCGTCGCGTCGGCTTCGGCCAGTTTGGCTTGCGCCAGTTTGATCGCGGTCTGCAGCTCGGCCTGCTTGACCAGGTCGACCTCCTTGTTGGCGGCCATCTCGGCCAGCTTGGCATTGGCCACGGCAATGGAGCCCTCGGCCTCGGCCCGCGCCACTGCCACCCGCGCGTTGACCAATTGGATCTCGATCTCCCTCTGCAGGATGCCCGCCTTCCTGGCTTCGTACTCATTGCCCATGAACAGGGCCATCTGCTCACTCTGTTGGGCCAGCTTGAGCTGCACCTGCAGGTTGGCCTCGGCTGCCTGCGCGTCGCCCACCTTGGCAACGCGAGCGGCATCCCAGGCCTCGACCTGGTCGGCCGCCGTGATGCGCACCCGATTCCCGAGATCCTCGACAGCGTCTGCCGCCTTCTGGGTTGCCGCTGCCACACCGTCGACCGCCTTGCCCACGCCCGCGAACATGTCGGCGTACACGTCATCAATCTGCGCCAGACGCTCGGCCAGGCGCTGTTGGGCCGCGTCAATGGTGTCGTCGGTGAAGACCGCCTTGGCCGCCTCCCATGCGGCCTGGTACTGCGCCGCTGCGCGGGTCAAGCCAGCAGACATGGCGATGCCAGCCTTCTCGACCACCTCAAACTCGTCCTTGAGGTAGGTTCCGATCTCCCAGCCCACCCAGCCCGCAGCGGCCACCTTGCCAGCCGCCGCCAGCGCCGTCGCCATCTTGTTGCCCGCGGCCGTGGTGGTGGCCATCAGCGCCGAGGTTTCGGCCGCAGCCACGGCCAGTTGCGCCGTGTAGGCCTTGAGCGCCGTCAGCGCCTTGAGGCCCCACACCACCGCCATCACCTCACCCGCTTGAATGGCCAGGCTGATCACCGTGTCCAGGTTTTCGGAGAGCAGGTCGATGGTTGAAACGATCTGCCCGGTGCTTTGGTTGGCCCGGTTCGCCTCGCCGATGTACGCCGTCCAGGTGTTCGTCAGGCGCGTGACCGCGTCGGCCACCGTCGCGCTCATGCCGGCTGCGGCCTGCTTGTTCAGCTCCACCGTTTGGCGCAAGCCTTCGTTCAAATCGTTGACCGACAGCTTGCCCGTGATGCCCAGGCGGCGCACTTCGTCAGCGGTTTTTCCCGTGGCCTGCGCCACCGCATTCACGATCGTCGGCGTTGCAGCCATGATCGACTGCCACGAGTCCACCTCAATCCTCCCGGACTGGATCGACTTCGTGTACTGCTCAATCGCGTTCTTGCCACGCTCCACCGTAGCCGCGTTGGTGGTCAGCAAGTACGAAAAGCTGTCCGTGATGTCGAGCACATCGCTCGTGGCGAAGCCCATGCCGCGCAGCGCCTCGGCCGTGCGGATGTACAGCTCCTGTTGTTCGTCCAGGCGCCGGTAGGTCAGGTTCGCCGATTCGAGGATGCGCCGCTGCACCAGGTCGTATTCGTCAGCGATCGGCGTGGCCATGGCGATGCGCTCAGCCATCTGGCCGTAGGCGTCGGCCAGGGCTATGGTGTCCAGCGCGAAGTCCTTCGCCTTGTTGAGCGTGTACAGACCTGCGATGGCCTTGCCTACGGCAGACAGGGCCGTGTTGAGCTTGGGGCCCTGGTCTGCGGTGGTCTTGAGATCGGCGCCCAACTGGCGCACCTGGCGCCCGGCTTCGTCGGCCGCTGCGGCTTCGGTGCGCAGCGCCTTGGCTGTGTTCTCCGCCGCCTGCAGCTCGCGTTGCTGGGCCTGTGTGAGCGGCCCAATGGCCGCCAGTGCCTCGCGTTTGGCGTCTGTCGTGGCCTGCACCGCAGCCGCTTCGGTGCGCTTGGCTCGGGCCGTGGCGGCCAGTTGCTCCGCCTCAATCTCGCGCAACCGGTTGGTGGCCTGCGTGGCCGCAGCCTCGTCGCCGCGCGCCTGCGCCAGCTGCAGCAGGCCTTGCTGCTGGGTCTTCTGCAGATCCAGCGTGCGGCGCACCAGCTCAATCTCGGAGCGCTCAACATCGAGCGCGCTCTTGATCGCCGCCGTCTTCTCGGTCGCGGCCTTGGCTGCAGCACTCATGCCATCAGCCGCCTGTTCGTAGCCCCTGCCAAGCGCCTGCGCTTGCTCGCCCGCCCCGGCTGCGGCGTTGCTCAGGCCATCGACCTTGGCATCAGCCTGCGCCGCACCAGCACCAAACCCATCAACTTTCTGGCCGGCCTGTTCCGCGCTCGCGCCCAGGTCGCTGACGTTCTTCTCGGCATCAGCAGAACCATCCGACAGATCCCGCACGGCAGGAGTGGCCTGGTCATTCGCCGTGATGAGGATGTCAACTTTTTGGGTGGTCATGAGCAAGCGTGCGTGGCAGGTGCTCGTGCACCCATGACCCGACTTTCTCGCACGCAGCACCAAAAGCTAAGGCCGACATAAGTCGGCCCTAGCTCCTTCTGGAGGGGAGACGGAAGGTCAGGCTTTTCGCACCCTATAGAACTTGCTGGTGTCTTCACCCGTCTTCGTGGGGTCCTCCACCAAGGTGCCCTTGACAGGCAGCGTGGAAAATCCCTTCTCAGCCAGCAGCGCGATGCTCGATGCCACGCCCTGGCTCACGCGCCAGATGTCCACGACTGAGGGCTTTTTCGTTCCCGTCTCGTTCAGCCCTTCAAACATCAGCTCCAGCTCCGCCGCCTCGGCGGTCAACGCTTCGATGACCGCATAGCTGCCGTAGTCGTAGGCCAGGAACACCGTGTCGTCTTCAGCGAGGCCTGCTGCCTCGGGGTACACATACACACTGGCCGTGTCCACCTCGTAGTTGCCAGCTGCCGGCACCAGGTCACCGGTCGGGTGTTGGTAGCTGACCCAGATGGCCTGTCCGTTCGTGACGCCTGGGGCGTCGGCCGCCACCTGGATCTGGCTGCCGCCGTTGACCACGGTGTAGTTGCCGGCGGCAGTGAGCACGGTGGCCGCGCCCAAGTTGGCACCCGTCTTAACGACGACGTTCGTGACGTCGCTGTTCGCCAGCGTGATCAGATCGCCCTTGTCCACGGCCAGGTGCTCTTCGTCCGTCACGGTCGCGGTGCCAGGCGCGTTGCCTTTGTAGACCCGAACGTTCGCGATGTCCATGTGTGCGGTGCGCAGCTTGCCACCCAATTGCACCGTGTGCTGTTCCGCGGTCACCGTTCCGCTCTCCACGCCATGCACCGCAGCCTGGCAGGCGCGGGCAACGTTGGTCACGTTCGAATCAACCAACTGCATCTCGATCTGAGCGGCAGTGACGCGGCGCAGAGAAGCGTAGGCGCCGCCACCCCGCCGAGTCATGTTCGGCTGCGTCTCTTCGCTTTCGGCATGCGTCAGCTCCAGCTTCAGCACGTTGCCGATGGGGAAAAAGCTCCCCGTCGTGCCGTACTTGCGGGCAGATACCTGGCCGACCATGGCGGTCGGCTCGAAAACGCGCTTGATGATATTTTGCGAACTCATGGGTCAATCCTTGTTGCTGATGGTGGTGGGTGATACGACGCCGGCATCGCGCAGCCAGCGGGCGGTTTCGGGGTGCACCGAGATCTCGTCTCCAGGCGGGTGCTTCTTGCCCAGGTGCGTGTGCTCGCGGTCGAGCGTCACGCGCTCCATGGCGGACGCCTTGGAGCGCCGCCTGGTCGGCTTCTTGTCCGGGGTTCGTGTGCTCATCGCTTTCTCCATTCGACCCAGTTGTGGGTTTTGAACTCCAGTGCGGCGCTGTGGCACAGCAGCCCGGCGAAGAGCACCGGGCCAGCATTGGCCACCTGAACACCCCGCTCCTCAAACGGGCCGGAGCCGATCAGACCGGGCAGGCCCAGCGATCCGTCCACGCGCACGGCATCACGCATGCGCTCGACCAGCTCATCAAAGATCAGCTCGCTGCTGATCGCGTCTTTAAACGACAGGTAGCCGCGCACCAGCCAGGTGTGCTCGTTGAGGATTCGGCCGTTGCTGGTCGTCTCAGCCGTAGCCGTGCGCCGGATGTACCAACCCCGGATATGTGGATCCGCCGCGAAGTCATCCGCGGTCGGGTCGGCGTGCGTGTACTGGTAGGCCTGTTTAAAACCCTGTTCGCTGCTCGCGTAGCGCTCGCACGGGTGCACCACGCCCACTGCGGGAACCGCGCCCAGCAGGGATTGCAGCGCGGTACGCGTGTCAGCCAGGGTGGATGGCGTGCTCATGCTGCGCCGCCCCCAACCATGAAGTCGGCAATGCGCCCGGCAGCCCGTTCAAACATCGCCACGATCTGGTCCGTGGTGGAATCCACCGCCCGCCCCATGGGCCGCTGCGCTGGGGTGCCCTTCTTGGCGATCTTGCGTGCCACCAGGAATGCCACGCGCTTGACCTCTTTGGGGTCGGTGATGCCCAGCACTGCCTTCACCCAGGGCACCATCGCCTCCACGGGCGGCATGTGCGGCTTGGTGCCCAGCTCCAGGAAGAGGGCGCTGGGCTGGCTGCTGGCCACAACACCCAACACCCCGACCGGCGTGCTGAATGTGTCGCTCGTGATGCTCGATGCCGTCAGGCCCGAGACGCGAGGCAGGTTCTCCTGCCACTCCCGCTGTGCCAGCAGCGTGGCCTCGGTCATGGCTTCGAGCAGCACCTGGCGGGTGTACGCCGGCGCCTGGGCCAGGCCCCGCGCGATCGCCTGCAACCCGGAGATGCTGATGGTCAAGCTCACAGCCCACCTCGCTGCACCAGGCGGTGGCGCGGGTTGCGGCTGGG